CATCCGAGCGCGAGCCGGTCGGCCCGTACGGAGTAGGACGGACCGAGGTGCGATCGATCGATGTCCCTGCCAGTGAAGGCGTTGTAGGCGTGCTGTAGTCTATCTCGCAGTCCTATGTCCTTCACCTCCTAGTCGAACATGTCCTTGTTGAGTTTGTAAGCGACCCAGGCGTCCATCAGGGCGGCAACCGAGTCGATCTTGTTCTCCCGTCGGGCCTTCAGGAGCTTGCGGTTCCCGTTGGTGTCCTCCAGGGTGATGGCGTTCCCCATCGTGAAGGTCATCATGGACTGGTCGAAGAGGAGCTTGCGGTCCTCCGCCATGTCCTTGATCTCACCGAGGGGCACAGACTCGGTCCGGGCTCCCTGGATCACCTTCTCGATTCCGAACGGTCCGTTCTCGTTCTCCCAGCGAGTCACGAACTCCTTGGCGTTGTACGGGTCGAACCCCAGACAGCGCACGTCGTACTCGCAATCAGCGATGAACGCCTCGAGGTCTTCGTAGACGTTCATCATGTCAAGAACCGTACCCTCGAGCACCATGAGCGAGCCCTCCTGCAGGAACTCCTCGTACTTCTGACGAGTCGCTCCCGGGAGGCGCAGCATGGTGCGCTCGGAAATGTAGCAGCGCGTCTTGACGCCAAACCTGCCCCGGCTGAGGGGGAACAAGAATGTGAAGGCGGTGAAGTCATCGCCTTGTGACAGGTCGACGCCAATGGAGCAAGGCATGCCCCAGAAATCCTGACGGTTGTGCCGCAGGGTCTCCTCGTAGGTGAAGAAGTAAGTATACCCCTCCATGGGAATGCCGAACCTCTTGGCCAGGATATCGTTCCTAGCCGCAGGCACGTGTTCCGCCCGTTCGACGTCTCGCTGATATGTCTCGTAGGAGACGGTGGCCCCGAGATTGGGTTGGGCCTTCAGCCAGGTCGACGGATCCCCGACCTCCTTGAGGTCATCGAGCCTGTAGTAGAAGATGGATGTGTGAGGATCCGAGTACTCCCCTCGAAGAATGTTGAGGAGCTCCATCTTCATGTTGTCGCCGGCCGAGTTCCTGACGGTACCCTCCGAGGACACCGCCAGGATAAGCCAGTCGTCGACCTTGGACGCCCCCTGCTCGATGGCGCCGACCACGTCTTCACGAATATCGCCCGAGAGCCACTCGTCCACCGTGTTCATCTTGGTGCGGAGGCCCTGGAGCTTGTCGATCGACATGGGTCGGACCTCGAGCAGGCTGTTGGTCATGAAGTTCTCGATCCCCTTCTTGGTGGGGACGAGCTTCTGCCTGAGAGCGCGGCTGCCGGTCGTGTTCTGGAGAGACCCCTGAGTCATGAAATCGAACAGGGGACCCTTGGCTCTTGTGATGGCGGTGCGGAAGGGCTGCATGACCTCCTCGGCCTGCTTCATCGTCGGCGCAGTCGTCACCTGGTGGGTGGTCGACGTGTCGATCGTGAGAAAGTAGGCTTGGAGAAGGGTTTCGTACAGAGACTTCGCCCCGCCTCGGGCGACGATGATGTACTGCTTGTTGATGAGTCGCTGCTTCACCCGGCGTTTCTCGAAGTGGCCGCCAGCCTTCGTCTTGTTCGGGACGTAGACTGATCGCTCGGTGAAGATCCACCATCCGAAGATCTGTTCAGCCCAGAGCTTGAAGCTCGGTAGGAGTCGAAGATCGGATCCGTCGGTTAGAGTCATCTCCGCTTCCGCGAAGCGGATGAACCCCTCCACAGCGTCGCTATCGTAATAAAAGCCGGGATTGCGAATCCGATCATCTATCCTGTTCATCTCCATCTCGATCTCCTTGCAGATCGGAATCCGACCTGCGAGGACATCGTCTCTGAACTCAGCGTAATATCGCGGGGTAGCGGTATTGGACAACATGGTCAGCGGCGACGCTTCTTGCCGCCATTGAGCTTCTTGTTAAGCGCCCGGGCTCCAGCCGCTCCGGCAATGTTCCCAGCAACTTGAACGCCCACTCCGGCGGCAGCAATCTTAGCTAGTTTCTTAGCCGCGTCGCCCTTCCCGCGAACAACCTTGGTTCCACTGGTAGCGAGCTTCCTATATCCGACGCCCTTACCTGGCTGGACAACATGAGTCGAAAGCGCCTTGCCGGGAGCCTTCTTACCAACCTTGGATTTGGCTGCTCCCGCGGCGGACTTGGTGGTCTTCAGCTTCTCAGCTGCGCCCTTGACATTGGCCGACTGAGCCTTAGCGAACCGCTTGGCCTGCGCTGTCTTGACTCGAGCCTGAGCGCCTAGGTTACGACCTTTACCCTGGGCGTACTTCTTGGCAGAAGCCCCGCCCTTCTTAGCCAGGCCTGCGAGCTGCTTGCCCTTGCCGGACTTGTGCAGGTAGTATCCAGCTCCAGCGGCTGCTGCCGTTCCGAGAACACCGGCAATAGCGGCTTTCTGCTTGCGGGAGAGCCCCTTGCGCTTCTTGGTTGATCCGGCGCCTCCGGAAGAGGCTCGCTGCTTGCGAACGCCCCACTTCATGCCTTTGACGCCATGGTGAGCGAGGACCTCGTCCTCGTCGATGAAGAACAGTGTGTCTGTCATGTCATAGTCCTACCGTTTGAACCGTTTGGCGCCCTGGATGGCAGCGGATCCACCCCGGCTAGCCGCCTTCTTCAACCCTTTCTGGATTGCGTTCTGCAGAGTGTTGGCTGCGGCATCCTCGACCACCTTCCCCGCCTTGGCGCGGTAGCGCTCCATCCGAGTCTGGGTCAGCTGACGGTACTCATTCTCTAACCGGAGGCGGTTGTTGACCCGCCTGAGCTGATCATCGGACATACCATCTATTTTGGCCTGCTTTTTGGAAGTCCACCTCTTCGCGCCCTTGATGCGAGACTTGCGGATTCCCCAGCGCATACCCCTGACGCCGTAATGCATCAGCTCCGAATGGCCCATTCGCTTGTTATGCCCCTTCTTGTAGTACCTACGAGCGGCTTCAGCGAGAGTCGTGTCCGTTGAATACGTCTTGCCCAGCTGTCCGCTGTCGAGTTCGTTGTAATACTTCTCTCGACGCTCGGTAGCAGTGAGCTGACGGTTGCGCTGGTTTCCAAGACGCCAGTCACGAGCCGCTTTTGCTTGCGCCTTGCGCTTCTTGATGAAGGCCTCAATCGTAGCGATGTCGTGGTCACCATACTTAGCCTTGAGTTTGGCTTCGTACTTGGCGCGGCGCTCGGCATTCCGCTGCTCACGACTCTTCCGAGCGCCCTTGCGCATCCCCTTAACCCCGTAGTGCATGAGTTGGTCACTCATGGAGTCTCCTTCTGCAGGTTGATACGCCAGGCGTACTCCTGAAGCTGCTTCTCGATCGCCGTTACGACGAAAGAGTTCGCGGGCGGGTCGAATACGAGCCGCACTTGCAGGTACAGGTACGTCTTGACAGCCTCAACGTTCTTCGTGACACCCGTGAGGTACTGATCCCAGGTCTCTGTCTTTCCGGTGATCTTGAACGAGGGGAGACCGATCTCCTCTGCGAACATGAGCGCCGTATTTATGTGGAGAATGATCTCCTGATCGAAAGCCGTATAGTCCTCGGTGATACCGAGAGCCTTCTTGATGTCATTCAATATCGAATCAGCCACGGTCACCTCCAGGGTATCGTGTCGTTCGGCGTTCTCTCGACTAGAGGCTTGGGTAACAGGCTCGCGTCGCCGAAGTGAATCGCGTTATGTGTATCGTGTCGCACGCAGACCAGGTATTCGGGGTCAAGGATGTCGGGATTGAACTCTCCCTCGAGGTCCTCGGGCCGAATCGGGTTCATGTGATGAACAAGAATCTTACCGTAGATGTCGTGACCCGGGACCCCGAGGTCGCATGCGTCGTCTCTAAGGATAACCTTCTGTCTTGCTTGACGCCATTCGGTCGAGTGGTAGAAGGATTGGTTCAGATATCGTTCGAAACCGAAGGTCTGATCTCCTGGATCCTGGTTGAGACGTAGGTACTCGTACCGATCCTCGAAGGATTCGATGCGAGAGAGTTCACTGAAGGTCCGAATCCGACTCAAGACCCACACCTCCTCCGGCGTAGGACTTGAATGCCTCGAGAACCTCCTTGTAGGCCTCCTCCCCTCGTGCTGAGGCCGCCAGAGCGTCGGCTTTGGCCTTGAGCATGTCGTTCTCGGCCTTGATTCGCTCCTGCTCCAACCGCTCACGGCTCGTGGCGAGCTTGAGGTAGTGCGTGATGATGGAAGGAGGAGCCGTGCCGTCCAGTAGCATCTCCTCGGCTCGCTGGACTGCGAGCGAAATGAGTTGATTCTCCTGCTGCTCCGGAGTGGCGGCCCGTCCTCTGGGTGACTTCTTGGCCCTTGCCACGGAGTTCTCTCCTATTCCGGGTTCCTTTGCTGTTTCCGAATCCGGGTTTCAGGTAGGACAGGACGACTTGCGTACCCCTCGTTGGGTAGAAAGGAACGAACGCAAGAAGACCCCAACGACACAGGTCGTCCTGTCTTATCCGAAACCCGGATTCGGCGTGCCCAAACCTACCTCCGGGGAAAATGCGAGGAGATCGGAAGAGCGGTTCA